ATTGTAGAGTTTTTCGGCGAAAGATTTAGGGTATTTGGCAAACCATTAATGGGTATTGAAGCCAACATACCGCTCAAATGGAACATGAAAGTAACGGTTGAAAGATATGACTAAAATTAAAGTTACAAAAATCAAGACAAACAACCGAGGCTATCGAATGCTTCTGAATGGGATGGAACTGCAGAAGTTTTGCAATGACCTGGGCGAGCAGGTGTCAAAAAAAGCCGGCACAGGCTATGTGGTGACAACACAGCCGGGTAAAAAAAGACTGCACACAAGAGTGGCTGCAGCCACAAAGGATGCGGTCAGAGATAATTATCAAAATAACACATTACTGAAGGCGGTGAGTTGATGATCGAACAGATTATACTTGAATATCTGAAAGATAAACTGGATACGGATGATGTTTACACTGAAACACCACAGGAACCACCATCAGTTTTTGTTCGAATTGAGAAAACTGGCGGCAATCGTAATGCTTATCTTAAAAGAGCAACTGTGGCAGTTCAGAGCTACGGTTCAAGCCTTCATGAAGCGGCATCGCTGAATGAAATTGTTATTGAGGCAATGCTTGGCATTGATGAGCTTGACTCTATCAGCAAATGTGAACTCAACTCAGATTATAATTTTACAGATACACAACAAAAGAAATACCGCTATCAGGCGGTTTTTAATTTAACTTACTACTAAGGAAAGGAGTAAACTTATGGCAACAACTGCGGCAAATGTTACTGCTGCCAAGCCTAAAATAGGTGGTGCTATCTATCGTGGTGCTACTACCTTAACTTTGCCAACTGACGCAACAACTAAACTGCCAAACGGCTTTGTTTGTCTGGGCTATGTTGGTGAAGAAGGTTTGACAAATGCGATTGAAAATGAAACAGACGATATTAAAGCGTGGGGCGGTGATGTTGTTTTAGCCCTTAATAAAGGCAAAAAAGTCACCTCAAAGTTTAAGCTTGTTGAAGCAATGAATACAGATGTTTTAAAGGCTGTATTTGGCTCAACAAACGTTACTGGAACAATATCAACTGGAATCTCAACCAAGATTGCTGGAATCAATGATGAAAGCGCTGCTTGGGTGGTTGATATGATCCTGAGAGATGGAGCATTGAAGCGAATCTGTATTCCAAGCGCTTCAATTACTGAAATGGCTGAAATTGTCTACAGTGACAGTGAAGAAGTTGGCTATGATGTTACTATTCTGCAGACACCAGACACAAATGGGTTTGCTCAATACGAATATATCAAGAAGTCAGCAACATAATTAAGAAAGGGGCTATTAAATGATTAAAGGAAAAACAAAAAGTGGATTCGAGTTTGAAATAAACGAAGAATCACTGAACGATATGAGGGTTGTTGACGCACTGGCTGATATGCAGTCAGGTGATGACAGTCTGGTAATGGTAGCAGTTACTGAACTGCTTAATCTGGTATTAGGCAGAAAACAGAAACAGCTGCTATATAAACATCTTGAAGTTGAAAATGGAAGAGTTCCAATTGAAAAAGTAAGTGATGAACTTGTTGAAATTTTCAACAGCCTGAAAGAAGGAAAAAATTAATAGCCCTGGCCACAATGATAGCAACCGATGAAGAAGCATTGATTTGTGATTTAGCGGAAACCTATCATGTATTCAACTACAGAGAGTTGCCGGTTAAACTGCTGGCGACTCTTTCAGTTGGGCTGAGGGCAGATTCAAGAATCAAATTGAAAATAAGTGAGCAACCTTGCTCGTTAGAGATATGGCTTCTTGCTTCAATAGCTGACAGATTAACACTGATTGGAAGCGCCGGAAGTAAGGAAAAGCCGAAACTGATAACAGATATGCTTTTACAGAAGGAAAGTGAACAGCTGCAGGTTTTTGTAAGCGGTGAAGATTTTGTAAAGGCAAGAGAAAAAATGCTGAAAGGAAGTGATTAACTATGGCAGCGGCAACAGAACTGGCAACCGTCTATGTTCAGATAATACCTTCGATGAAAGGTTCAACTGGAAAAATAAAAACCGAAATTACTGGTGACATGGAAGATGCCGGCGAAAAAGGTGGTAAAACATTTGGACAAAAATTTGCTACCTTTGCTAAAAGAATCATAACTGCGGCAGCAATAGGTAAAGTAATTGTACAGTCAATTGCTGAAGGCGCTAAAATCGAGCAATCTTTCGGCGGTTTGGAAACCATGTTTAAAGAAAGCTATTCAATAATTGTTGGCTATGCTCAGGATGCCTGGAAAACTGCCGGAATCAGTGCCAATGAATATGCAGAACAGGCTACTTTATTCAGTGCATCGTTATTACAAAGTGTAGGCGGTGATACTCAAAAGGCTGCTGAACTGGCAAATATGGCATTAATGGATATGGGTGACAATATCAATAAATTCGGCGGTGATTTGCAAATGGTGCAAAATGCCTATCAAGGTTTGGCTCGTGGCTCATATGTGATGCTTGATAATCTTAAACTAGGATATAAGGGTACTGCTCATGAAATGATGAGACTTATCAACGATAGTGGAGTGTTAGGTTACACTCTTACTGATGTTTCTCAACTGGCTGATGTTGGCTTTGGAACGATGGTTGAGGCAATTCATAAAGTCCAGGAGAATTTAAACATTACTGGGACTACTGCTAAAGAAGCTTCTTCGACTATCAGTGGCTCATTAAAGCAAATGAAAGGAGCTTTTACTAACGTATTAGCAGCTATGTCTATGGTTGGTAAGGAAGGTATGGGCATCTTAAATCTGGATGAAGCATTGCAAGATTTAATGGTTGGTGTAAATGATTTTGCTTCAAACATAATTCCGGCCATTACAACAGTATTTCAAACTTTGCCGGTTGCATTGGCAACAATGATTTCCAATATGGCGCCTATATTAATCGAGCAGGCACCAGTATTGGTGAAAGGATTTGCAGATGGCCTGATTATAGGAGTTCCAACCTTGATAAAAGCAGCAATAACATTGATTCAGGGTTTATCAGGTGGAATAAGAGAATCGATACCTACATTTATAAATGAGGCAATGCCTCTTTTGTTAAACTTCAGTCAGGAACTGCTGAACAACATGAGTTTACTGGTTGAGGCTGGAATTGAACTTGTTATTGGCTTGGTACAGGGTTTAATGGATGGTTTACCTACCTTAATCGAATTTGTGCCACAGATTATCAGCAATATAGCAAATATTATTAATCAGAACATGCCTAAGATACTGGAAGCCGGATTTAGAATCCTGCTTGAATTGATTAAAGGTTTAATAAAAGCAATACCTTCATTGATCGCAAATGCAGGCAATATTGTAAAAGCAATATGGGATGTTTTTCTTGCTTTTAAATGGGTCGATTTAGGCAAGAACATAATCAATGGTATTAAAAAAGGAATTGAAGGATTTCAAGACAGATTAATTGAATCGTTTAAAAATATTGCTAAAAATGCCTTTAATGCTGTTAAAAATTTCTTTGGCATAAAATCACCATCAAAACTGATGGAGAAGGAAATAGGCAGATTCATACCTGAAGGTATAGCGGTTGGTATTACAGCCAATACAAAAAGTGTAACCAGAGCAATGGATGATATTTCAAACATGACTTTAGGAAGGGCCGAAAATATGATAGGAAGAAGCAGAATACCATCTGATTTTGGAAGCGGTAATATGTCAACAAATAATTATGGTGGTTTCAACTTCAATATTTATGCAAGAGATAATCAGAGTGCTAAAGAAATAGCTGAAGAAGTACAATCATTGATAATGAACGAAATAAATGCAGGAAGGAAGGTGTTTGCATAATGAGAATATTTACAATAAACAATACACCTTCTTCTGATTTTGATATTTATCTGGCTGACAGCAATCTGTTTGACAGTGCAGTTGAAGATGTTGAATATATTGAAATTGCCGGTAGAAATGGAGCCTTAACTGTCAGCAATAACCGATATAAAAGCTTTACAGCACGTTTAGAATGCTACTGCATCAAAGATATGCAGACCAATATAAACAACTTTAAAAACTACCTTATGAGCTTGAAAGGTGGTTTTATTTTAAAGGATTCGGTTCATGTCGGAGTCTTCAGAATCGGTAGAAATGACAGCTTTAAATTAGATGATTCAGACAAAAACAAAGCAGTATTTAGTTTAAATATAAACTGCAGGCCGGAAATTTATCTTGAAAGTGGTTTAACTGAAGCAACTATAACAAGTGGTGATATATTAACTAATCCCACTTTTTTTGACAGCAAGCCATTAATCGCTGTCAAAGGTAACGGAACTTTAAATATCGGCGACTATGAACTGACGGTCAATACATCTCAAACCTCATTGACAATAGACTGTGAAGCTATGAACTGCTACAGCAACAATGTGAATTGCAACAATGACGTCACATTGACTGATTTTCCGGTTTTAAAAACTGGTGAAAATGAAATAACATTCACCGACTTTACGGAAGTTAAGATAACTCCGAGGTGGTGGAGAGTATGATACCTGTTTTGTTCAATGAAAATGCTACAAGTTTTAATACAAATGGCATTGGAAGGCTGATAGACTGTCTAAGCTGTGAAGTTGCTGAAGAACGAAATGGCGAATATTCACTTGAATTGGTCTATCCAACTTCTGGCCAGTTTTATAACGAAATAAAAACATCAAGAATTATTTTAGCAAAACCAAACTATGAACACCCTTATCAAGCTTTTAGAATTTATAAAATCAGCAAGCCGATTAACCAGCTTGTAACGGTATATGCTAATCATCTGAGTTATGATCTAAACTATATTCCGGTATGCATATTCAATGCGGTTGGCATCAATGCTGCTTTAAACGGATTAAAAATCAACAGTCTGGAAAATAACCCATTTAACTTTATTACTGATATAACCAACACTGATACTTTATTTCAAGTTGATGTTCCAAAATCGGTTAGGGCTTGTTTAGGCGGAACTGAAGGCTCCGTTTTACAAACATTCAGCGGTAGCGCTGGTATTGAGTATAAATGGGATAACTACGATGTTTACGTGAGTTTACATCGTGGCTCTGATAATGGTGTTCAATTGAGATATGGCAAAAATATCACTGATTTGAACTACACTGAAAACATTGAAGAAACAATAACCGGTGTACTTCCTGTCTGGACTAATCCAGAAGGCACTTCAACTTTAACCGGTGATATTCAGTATTCACCATATAAGAACAATTATCCATTTAATCGAACTGTAGTATTGGACTGTTCAGAGCATTTTGAAAGCACTCCAACTTTGCAAGAGCTGAATGCCTATGGCTTTGAATATGTAAGTTTACAGGGATTACCGAAAGAAAATATAAAGATATCTTTTGTTGATTTATCCAAAACGGATGAATACAGGTTTTCAGTTGGAATTGAATCAATTGATCTGTGTGATGAGATAACGGTTATCTACCAGCCACTTGGCATAAGTTTTAAAGCCAAAATCATCAAGACAGTCTTTGATGTTCTGACTGAAAAATATATATCACTGACAATTGGTGATGCTAAAAGCTCATTAGCTCAAACGTTAATCACTACAATTGAGCAGGTAAACAATGCTTCAGATAAACTGGCTTCAGTAAATATCAAGGTTAATCAACAGGAAGGCAGTTTAGGTGTATTGGCACAACAGGTTGATAGCAATAATAATAAACTGATTCATCTGCAGGTTGATTCAACTAAGGAAGAAGTAAGAGTTACCAATCAGGCAAGTGAACAGCCTACATCCTACACTTCGTTCAAAGGTGATGGAATGAGAATATTTGTAGACAATACAAATGTAGCTGAAGCTACAGCTGATAGGTTTAATTGCAATAAAGGATTAGGTGTTCAGGACTGGGCCATTGAAGAAGGAAGTAATGTAAATATTTTAAATTTTTACAGGAAGGAGTAGTAAAACATGGCTGAAATTACAATTGGTCAAACTATAACAACGCAACAGTATGCTGATACTGTTGATAAATCGTTGCCATATTCACACAATGCGTTTTTGTTTTATGTTGATGTTACCTTAATTTCACAAGATGAAGTAAATGCTACTTCCAGAATTACAATAAGACATAGATTAAAGTGTATTCGTTCGTACTGGAGTAATTATTCTAATATTTATGGTGAAATTGCTATTGGCACTGATGTTAAAGACACAAAACATTTAGCAACTACTGAATTAGGTAAAACCTATACTCTGGGTACATGGACTGGTGATGTGGCTCATGATGAAGATGGCGAATTGACAATCACGGTTAATGGAAATTGGTATGGTGATTATGGTTCAAGTAGATATTCACCAGAAAACAATGTTTTAACAAATATTATTGATTTTCCAGCCATTCAAAGAGTAAGTAAACTGTCAGTAACACCAGCAACATTAACGAGTGGTAATTTGAGTATAAGCATTACTAAATATGTATCTACTTACACTACAACAGTTAAATATAAAGTTGAAGGTACTGAATATACACTTGCTACTAAATCAGCTGCTACTTCATTCAGTTTAAGTTTCAATGCTCTAAAAGCACTCATAGGCTCGTTTACAAGTTCAGTCGTTGAAATTACAGCAATAACCTATGATAACGATTATGAAATAGGTTCAGACAGAAAAAGTATTATTGTTCAAACTGGGAAGATTCCTTTAAGTTTATATGATAATAGACAGGGTAGTGTTGGTGTTACGTTTGGTGAAGAAGCCACTGGAAAGGATATTCATTTTAAACTGCCAGTACATTTCTACAATGAAGTATATGGATTACCATCAACGACTTATAAGCCAAATGACATATTAAGGCTTGATTTTTATGGAATTTATGCAGGTGTATTGACAGCAGGGCGAAGAGAGATAGGTTTTACTTTATTTCTTGATAAACCCATAGATGAAAGTGTAACTGGGGTGAACATAGGCTCAATAAAATGTAATATAAGCACTTATGGGAATGTCTATCTTGGAAGAGGTTCAAGTTGGTATAACGGTGGATACGAATATGTTGGAGTGCCTGGCTACGAAGTCGAAGTCAATTGGAAAGCCGGATTAAGTGCAATAACTATCTGGATAAACAAGTCATCAGCTTATACTTCAACAACAGCTCTAAATAACTCTGCGGTCATTATCAGGGCGGAGGACCTGATTATCAATTTCAGCTAAGGGGGTACATGGTATGGGTAAAACAATTGAGCAGATGACTTTAGGTGAACTATATATCTATCTTTCTGAAACAAATTATGTGAGTGAAGAACTGATAGATGAATATATCGATGGAAAAACCAAAACCCAATTAAAAGAGGTTTATGGTTCAATAATAAAAAATAGAAAATTGGCAAGGAAGAGAATAGCTCTGCTGGAAAGTGAGGAAGTGGTAAATGATAATTGATTTAAACAAAGTTAGTGGAGTGATGACAATGATAGCAGGTATGATAGGGTCAGGAATTGTTATTGGGGGTGTTTTGCTCAAGATATTCAAACACCTAAACAAAAAAGAAAACGAAAACTTGGTGAAGGCATTAAACGACATAACATCAAGTGTGAGCAGTCTTGAAACGAAAGTAGATGGAATGAAGGATGATATAAAAATGGTAATGAAAACTGAACATATTATGCTCAAACATCTTGTGACAAAGAACTCTACAGGTGAACTAAAAAACACCTTACACGAATTTGATTTATATATTATTGAAAAAAATTAGGAGGTATTTTAAGATGATTTTAAAAAATGGATGGTATGATGTACTGAAATGGTGTGGATTAATCGCACTTCCAGCTCTGGCAGTTTTCTACAATGTATTAGGTGAAGTATGGGGTTTACCTTATGTTGATGAAATTGTAACAACGTTAAATGCTGTTGGAGTGCTTATTGGTACATTAATCGGTGTATCTAATGCAAACTATTACAAAAACAAAGAAGCTGATGTAAATGAGTAATTACATTTTACAAATGCCAGTAAGGGAAGTAGGGGTTACTGCCCCTTTTGGCAGCAAACACAACGGTTTAGATTTAGGCTGGTTGACA